ATAAAAAATTTATTAATTAAGTATGGAGTCTTTGAACCACACAGAGCCTACAGTACTAAAGGAAGACAGAAAAAGAAAATAGAATAATTAACGGAGGTAAAAGAAATGAGGACATCACATAAAAATGAAATTAATATAATGAATAATCAGTTAGAAGTAATAAGAAGTCTTAAAGATGAAAATGAAAGACTTAGATTAGAAAATATAGAAAAAGATAAAATGATTAAATTACTTGAAGATAGAGTTGATAACTTAGCAACTAAATGTGATAGACTTGCTAAGGATTATTTAAACAGAGATTAAATGTTAGGAGGACAAAGAAATGATGGATAATTTTGATATTTATGAGGCTGCATCAAACTATAACAATGAAATGGAAAAGTATGCTGAAGAGTTTGGCAGTGATGACGACGAAGATAATGATGATAACAATGATAACAACTAAATAATTTAGATTCATAACCACTTAGTGGTTGACTATAAGATCTCCTTTCAATATATGAAGTAGCCAGGCAGAGTAGCGTCCAGCCTGGCTACTTCTATTTTTATGTAAAAATACAATATAAAAAGCTGATGTGTCTTAATACAAACTATGTGATATACATATACAAACATATGTTCAGTTCTGGCTGGCGGTGGGCACAAGGAAGCTAATGAATAATATCAAGTTGTGTTTGTTTAACTACATTTTAAGTGACATTTAGAAAGCTGGAGGAAAAACAAACCAATTATAACTTCATTATTAATTATTCTAACTACATCTCCAATAACACTCCCATCAAACACCTCATATGATAAAAACTGAGATATCACTAAATAAAATAAGTGGTGTCATTGTAGTAATTTTTTGTTTCTCCCCTATAGTAAATAATTCAAGTCCTGTGTATGTTTAGACATTTTCATTTTTTAACTTAAACAGTAACAAAATTAAATGACTTTATGGTTAAAAAGTGTATAGACATTTTTATTGACATTATATATATTTTAGGATATAATTATGGAAGAAAGGAGTAGTATTTATGAGTTTTGAAGAGAAGCATAGAAGAGTAGATGTAGACAAGAGAATAAAAAATACTCCTACTAATATGGAAAATAAAAAGTACAAGCATAAAACTAATAAACGTGCTAATTTATATAAAAAGGGTGGAAAAGAAGCATTAAAGAATAAGAATGGTAGACCTTCTTATGCTGAGAAAGCAATGGAAATGGGTATATATAACCTTGTTGGTGATGCTATATATAGTTATACAACAGAGAATGGTACCAAGTCAACATTTGCTGGTTTAGCAGTTGTATTAAATCAGAAGTTTCCTAATTTATTTGGTAGCTCATTAGTAAAATACCCTACTAACCTTTCTAGAATAATTAACAGTGAAAAAGCATGGGCACTTGCTTATTATTATGCTAATGTCAGTTTGGAGAGCATGGCAGAGCTTGAATTAAAACGAAGACTTTCTAAGGGTAGTATGGAAGATAGTGATGTAATAAGAGCTCTAGGCATGGCATATAAGAGGGTAGAGCTTAATATTAAAGTACAACAACTAGAAGCAGAATTACATCCTGTAGAAAATACAGAGAGTGACATAGAATTTGTATTTGAAGATGAAGATGAACAGGTGGTGACAGAGGATGAAGAGAGTCAACCTGAATAATTTTATTAGTAAGACATTTAGGCAGTTATTTAAAGATGCTATGTCATTTAATGTTCAAAAGATAGTCATGAAAGGTGGACGTTCAAGTTTTAAGTCTGCTGTCGCTGCTATAATACTTATAGTTGGTTGTGCAACTAAACAACGTTCATGTTTAGCAATTACTAGAACTGATAAGTCATCTAAAGATAAGTTAGCTAACAATATTAAAAAATTTATAAAGTTACTTAATTTAGATAGTAGATTTGAATATATACAAAGTAACCAGAGATTTATTCTATTAGATAAATGTGGTAGAAGAACAAATGCAGTAATAAGAATAATAGGTGCACTTAGTGTTGATGATGTTAAGTCTATGTCATCTGAAGACATTGATGGTTATGCATATATATTTGTAGAAGAAGCTGCATTATTTAAGAATGAAAAAGAAATTGATAGTTTGTATTCTACATTTACTCGTGGTTCAGGAAAGTCATGTTTTATTATAGCATACAATCCTCCTTTACAAAAGTCTCATTGGTTGAATAAAGTATATAGTGATATACCTTGTGGAATAGACTTAGGTTATGATAGTGATTACTATTATATAGATGAAAATAACACTATAATAGTAGATGATATAAAGCTAGATACACATATACGAACATTAGTTCACCATTCTACTTATTTAGATGCTGTTCGTGATGGAGTAGCACTTAAGTGGTTAGGAATGGAAATACTAGGTCAGTATGAGTCACAAAGAAAAAATAATGAGAAAGCATGGAAATGGGATAAACTTGGCATACCTGTAACTGGTGATAGCCAAGTATTTTGGAATGTCAAGGACTGGAAGTATGATGAGACATTCTATAATTCTTTTCCCCTCCTTTTTAGACGAATGGGCATGGACATGAGTAATGGTGGTTCTGACCCTTATAGAATAATTGATTGCGGATATAATAGAACAGAACGTGTACTTTATGTGTTTAATGAATTAAATATACCTGGTCGTACAGATAATACTGATGCTACTTATGATTATTTAGCATCATCATTAAATAACATGAATAAGTTTAATAGACTTACAAATGTTGATGGAGCAGTAGGAAACACAGGTATAGCATTATATAACAGAAAGTGTAAAGTAAGACTACTTGGTTACAAGGGAGTAGGAAACATTATGGGTTCTCCTAAACAACAAGTAATGGTTGGCGTATCTTGGTTACAACAGTTGAATGCTATTTATATTGATAAAGAACGTTGTCCTATTACATATAAAGAATTAGAAGACTATTCATTTAAAGTAGATGATGCAACTGGGGAGGTTTTAAATGTACTAGAAGAAAATCAACAAGACCATAGTATTGATAGTATTAGATACGCTGTGTATGAAGATATACTTAAGAATTAGGAGGTAAAACAAAGATGGTAAATGTTGAAAACATTATTAGGATTATTAGAAACCAATTAGGACTAGAGGTTTATAACTTTGATACTACATACTATACTAAGTATATGGACTTAATGTGGCAGTGGTACAAAGGAAAAGGACCTGCTAGTTTTCATAGTTACACTGATACTAATGGTGTCACTAAAATAACAAAGACTCGTAGTCATTTGAACATGGCAAAGAGAGTTTGTGAAGACCAGGCTGGTATAGCAGTAAATAATAACTTAGTAATCAATATAAATGATGAAAAAGTTAAAAAGTTTTTGTTAGGACAGGAAGAAGTGAATGGTTACTTAGGTAGTAAGTTCTATACAAGAGTAAACTCACTTTATGAACTTGTTTGTGCATTAGGTACTGGTGCAACAGAACTTAGTCTTGATAAATTAGAGCTTGTAGAAAATAAAGTGTTAGCAAATTCTGATAAAGTAGAGTTAAAGTTAATTTATCATAACGGGTTTGAGATTATTCCTTTGACTTGGGATGAAAACAAAGATATTAAGTCAGTAGCATTTGTTAATGTATCTAAAGAACTAATACGTGGTAAAGTATACAATAAGATATATTTAACAATACATTATTTATTTGATACTGGTTATAGAATATATAATAAGACTCTTATAGATAATAATGGTACATATAATATAGTACCTAATGCTGATAATGTTGTAGACGTTATAGAAACTGGTTCAACAATACCTATGTTTAGCATTCTTAAATTAAATAATATAAATAACTACGATTTGTTTTCCCCTTATGGTGCATCAATATTTGCAAATGCTCTTGATGCATTAGAGAGTGCAGATGTAGGCTTTACATTATTTAGAAGTGAGTTAGACTTAAGTGAAAAGAAAGTAGCAGCAGACAAGGGTATATTACCTGTAGATGAGAATGGTAATCAGATTATGAAGTTTACAGAGCTTCCTAATATGTTTTATGTTGGAGATGGACAGACACTTGCTGATGGTGGATTACGTATACCATTTCAAGAGTTTAATCCTGAAATTAGAATAGAACCTATTACAAAAGCTATTCAGACTTCACTTAATTTAATTTCCTCCACTTGTGGTTTAGGAAACAACTATTACAAGTTTGATAATGGCACAGTAAAAACTGCAACTGAAGTAATAAGTGAGAATAGTGCATGCTATAGAAACATTTGTAGAAATGAAATGGCAATAGAAGATTACTTAAGAAACTTATTAAAATCTATAATACATTATATTAACTACTTTAAGGGTTTGGAGGGAAAAAACAAACTAAATGAAGACTTCAATATAAGTATTGACTTTGACACTTCTATTATTGAAGATAAAGCAGTATCTCGTGAGAGAGACTTAAAAGAAGTAGAAATTGGTACAATGACAGTTGAAGAGTTCAGGGAAAAATGGTATGGTATACCAAGAACTTCTGAAAATACTTCATTTATTAAAGAAGTAAAGACAGAAGAAAAAACTGATGATACATCTAATGAGAACTAGTTGTAAAAAATAACAAGTCATGATAAATTACACGCTATTGATACTTGTTTAGTATTCATTAAGAAAACTAAAGGACATGTATTGATAGCGTGTAAAATGACATATAAAATATTTATGTATAGTTTTTAAATAAAACACCTATGTGTTTTGTTTTAAAATATATGACGTTACAGTGGTCGTTTAAACATTGTAATACTTTGACAGTAAAGTCGTTTAAAACGTAGTATAGGAGGAAAAACAAATGGCAGAACTTAATGAATTATTTGTAGGCTTAGATGAAGCTGCAATCAACACAATTAACAACAACATCAAAGTTAGTGGAGCAAAGTTCAAAGATATTAATACTGGTAAGTATGTAGATGTTGACAAGTATAATAGATTGAACAAAGAATATGAAGATTATAAAGCTACTAGTCAGACAGACCTTGAGACCAAGTTAAAAGAAGCTACTGACAATAATGAAAAATTAATGTCAGAGCAGGTTAGTAAATTTAAAGGAATTATAAAGAACAGAGCAATTGATAATTTTGTTGGTGGACTTGGTGTGAAAGATGAGTTTGCTATAGCAGGTATCAAAGCAAAGCTAGGTAGTGATGAAGGCATTACTGTTGATGATGAGTTTAATTTAGTTGGTTATGAAGATGCTTTTAAGTCAATAAGTGATTCATACAAGGTGCAGGAAACAACTAAGGTTGTTGGCACTAAGGACAGTAATATAGTAAAGAATGCATCCACAGGTACACAAAATTATGAACTAAAAGACGTAATTGGTATGTCTGAGGATACATATGAAGCTAATAAAGCTTCAATTTTAAATTCAATTAAGAATAGTTTATAGGAGGAAATGAATTATGGCTATTTCATATCGTACAATTTTATCCGACCTCGTTGAGGGTTCTTTAGATGCAGAGCTTGTATCTAAGTACATTGCAAACAACGACTATGAAGACGAAGCAAAGTTAGTAGGTGGTTCTTCAGTTGTAGTTAATGTGGCTGGTGCTCCTACTGTTCAGGATGCAACTGGTACAATTGATTATGACACTGCTAATGATGACTCTGTTACAGTACAGATTAATCAGGTCAAGGTAGCTCCTGGTAAGATTTCTGACGTTGAAAAACTTCAGTCATCTAAAGGTTTGTTAGCTGCTCGTGCAGATAACTGCACTAAGGCACTTGCAAAAACTGAAGATGCTTATGTAATTAGTAAAGTAGTAGATGCAGTTACTGCTGCTAATACACTTGGTACTGAGGCTGCACCTCTTCAGGTTACTACTAATGCACAGGCAATGGCAGTATTACGTGACCTTAAGACTAAGCTTGATAAAGCTGAAGTACCTCTTGTAGACAGACGTATTGTTTGTCCTCCAGAGTTTGAAAACCTTTTACTTGCTTCTACTGATACTGCAACTGCTCTTAATACTTCTAAGACAGTTAATGACGAAGCTGCTGTAAAGGTTGGTTTTATTGGTAGATTACTTGGATTTGATATCTTCAAGTCTAATGCAATTGATGATGGAACAATACTTGCTACACATCCACGTCTTAATACAAAGATTGAGCAGTATCAGGGAATGAAGTGGTTCACTGACAAGGATGCTCCTTTGTATGAGTTCTTCACACCTATTGCAGTTTATGGTGCAGGTGTTGTTCGTCCTGTATCTGCAAAGGCTTTAGTGGCTTTTCAGTAAGCCCAGTACCTACAACATACACAGTTGATGTAAGAGATGATATCAGTGGAGAAACAGTGGCTACACAGACTGGTGTAGCCGCTGGCACTGATTTAACAAGTTGGGTGACTGGGTTAACAATTCCTACACATGAAGGTTATCAGTTTGACGAGTATGTAACATATCCTAACGGATTTAATTATGCAGATGTTCAGATGAATGGTACTATTACTATTAAGTACAGTGCAATTCCTGTAGCTGGAGACCATGCATACTACTTTACAAACCCTGATGGTGATTTTGGGTTTAATTTACAACCTGCATCAACATTGTCAGGTACAGGTACAGTAGCAATTCAGTTTAGTAATGACTTAACTGGCTATGACTCATATGCAGTTATGGAATATCCTGAGGGTGGTTCTAGTGAAGCAAAGACAAGTACATCTATAACTGGTGGAACTGTAACATTTGATGATATTGACGTATCTTCTACTGGTACATACATTGTAACATTCTATGATAGTGACAATAATAAGATACCAGCAAGTACGTTTATAACAAATAATGTTATTCCTTCACATGCAACAATTACTAAGAGCAGTGAAACAGTATTTAATGCTGATATTACACAGGCTGGTAATTAATAAGTATTATTGTTTCCCTCCTCAATATAGTTTGGGGAGGGAAATTTAATAGGGAGGAAAAACAATGGCTTTAGTAAAAGGCGTTAATTCATATTGTACTGTAGCAGAAGCTGACGAACTTATTAACAGTAACTTTTTAAGTACTAACAAAATAAGAAAGTCTTGGTCAGAGTTGAGTAATAGTGATAAAGAAATTTTATTAACTAGTACAACTGAACAATATGATACAGACTATATGGGTTATAATGGAATAAAATTAAATAAAAGTCAGACATTGCAATTTCCTCGTAAAGTCAATTCTGAAACTTTAGAAGTACCAGATAAGATAGTCATTGGATATATAGTTCTTGGTTTGAATGAGATTAGTGAAGACACTGTTGATTTTAATGAACTAAAAGCTAATGGTATTAAGTCTTATAAAATTAAAGATGCAAGTATTGAATTTATGGACAGTGATAAAGCTAGTGTGTCTATTGGTAATACTAGCATATCAAGTCAAGTGTTTAACAAGTATTTTCAAGATTATGCACATCCTAATGTTTCAGGAATTTATTAAAATACAAGTGGAGGAAAAACAATGGATAACGACAGATTGTATGATGCAATATCAGAGTTAAAAGCTCAGGTAGCATCAATAAAAACAAATGTGGAAAACATTGAACATACAGTAAACATGTTGGATAACAAGGTAGATACCTTGAAAGACCAGAGTACTAGTCAAGAAGAGCGTATTAAGCGACTTGAAGGTGTTATTAATAAAATATGGGTTGTTATATCTGGCATTATAGTTGCAGTAGCTGGTGCCTTTATAAAATTTAAAATGGGTGTATAATTATATACCATTTTAGGACTAGTTGATAAAGTGGTGTCGGGTGGGGTAAGAGGTGTGATTTTAAAATGATTAAAATAAACATTGATAAAAAGATTAAGACTCCTAAACAGTATAGTAAAGTCTGGATGACTAGGTGGCAGTTGTTTGTTATGTTTTGGCTTTCAATATTTTTTATAGCAGACATATATTTTAATCATTGTGAGCATTTGGAAACATTATGCATAACACTTGTGACTAGTATAATAGCAACTGTAGTTCCTTTCTTTGCAAAGAGTTATTTTGAGACTAAGCAAGAAAAATTAAATGAACTACAAGAAAAGCAATTGGATAATGAAGTGTTTTCTGATATGACATTTAGTAGTGATGATAGTAGTTGTTAACTATTGTTTAAATTACAAATTACAGAAAACCTTGTAACATTATAACAATTATATACGGAGGAACAAAAACATGAATGGATTAATGAATACATTTGTTGTATTAGCAATAGCTTCCTGCATAGTAGGTGTTGTTGCATCTGCATTAACTGAAGTACTTAAGAATGTTATTAAGTATAAGAGTGAATACAGTATTAATTTGACAGTATTAGTAATAAGTGAATTACTTATTTACTTAGTATATTTCATCTGGTTAGATAAAAGTACTAATGTAATAATTTGGTACGACTTAGTAATTGCTGCTGTTTGTGGTTTAATAGCAACTGGAGTAGCAATTCAAGGCTTTGATAAATTCTTTAAACCTGTTTGGGAGAAAATAAAAGACATTTTAAATTATTTTGGTAAATAGTGTTTATACACTTTTACATAATTTCATTTGGTTGTCCTCCAAGGGTGGTATGTAGACTTCAATAATGGAGTCTATGTACTACACAATATAATTAATAACAAGTTAGTTATATTATGTAGTGCATAGAATCAGACATATAATGTATATAATATAGAACAAATTAAAGACACAGTGTAATTTTTAAATATTATTCTAATGGAGAAAAACAACATGTTTAATAATTATAAAGACTTAGTACAATATATATCAAAAAACGGTGTAAAAGATAAAATGGGCTTTATAAAAAATACTCCAGTGGATAAATATGTAAGATACATAGGTGGAAAAGAAGTACAGATACAAAGTAATAATGGAATTGGAACAGAACATAGATTATTATATCAGTGTCCTTTTAAAGTTGAGGACGGAGATAAATTTATAATAGACACAAAAGAAATGTTAGTTAAACAATCTATAAAAGTAACTGATGTATTTGGTAATATAGTATATTGGGAAGTAGAATTATTATGACAGATATTGATAAAGTTATTAACAAAGAGATTAATCAGATAAACAAAGGCTTAAGCTTATATCAGAAATGGTTAATGAGTAATAACTCTAGTGACTTTAATAACTTAGACTGGGACACAATATCAAATCCAAATGCACGTAATGCTGAAATAGTTAAAGAGCTTCAAAGTAGATATACACAAGCTGGTTTAATACTAGACGGAAAAAGTGTAGGAATAAATTATGGAATAGACTTTAGAGAAATAGATGCTGCATATAGGGCAAGAGAAGAAATAACAAAATTATTAATAGAAGCATATCAATCACAAGGAATGGTTTACGGTGGTAGAACATTATTTGTTGATTATGATATAAATAATATACTAACAGATAATAATTATGGAAAACACATTAATACAAAATTCAAAGAGCCTTTATTAAAAGGAATAGGTTATGGTGGATTTTGGGATAACAAGAAATGGGTAGGAAACTACAAAAAATTAAGTGCAGAGGCAACAAAAATAAATAAGCAGGTGCTTGAGAAGTTTTGGAATGCACAATATCAAGCAACAGAGAAGCACTTATTAGAAAAATTTAATGTGTTTGATGGAGACCTAAGTAAAGATGGTTTTGAAAAGAAAATAAAAGCAACAAAAGAATTAATAGCAGATGTAAATAAAAGTAAACAATGGGAGAAAGAAGTTAGAAGACTTATACAAAAAGCAAAAGCATTAGAATATGAAAACAAAAAAGCATTAAAGAGTATTAGTATACAGATTAAACAACAACCATTGGTTACAATGTATGAACTTGAACAAATAGGTAGAGCAATATTAGGTTTATCTACTGAATATTGTCCAATACAAACTGGCAGATTAAGAAACTCAGGTACATTATATGTAAAGAGTAACTCAATAGAAATTATATATCAGTGTGAATATGCTGCATATGTACATGATAATCCAAACAATGTACATCCAATAGGTAGACATCATTTTTTAGAAGATGCTGCTCAGGAAATACTAAGAAACAGAACAGTTTGGACAGAATCAACAGGACAGGATGTTATGGGCAGTCACATGTATATGAAATATGAAAAACCATTTGGAGAAAATGGAAAGTATACATGGGTAGAGGGTGTTGGTTATAATGCAATAAAAATTGAGATAGATAACTATTTAAGAGTTAATTATCAACATTATAAATAGGTGAGCTTATGGAAGAGATTTATACACATATTGAAAATATAATAAAAAGTATAACAGAAAAATGGAATGTAACTTATCAAAGATATGCTGAAGACCAACCAGAGCAAGCTTGTATAATATTATATAGCAGTAGAGATGATGTATATGCACTATCTGGAGAGTTTGAAAGTAGTAGTATGAAAGTAGAGATACACGTTACATGTAATGAAGATTTAGATGACATATTTGAAAATATAAATTTATTAAAACAAGTTGTAGATAAATTTGAAGAATTAGATTCAACAGTTGAAAATTTAGAAATAGACTGGGCAAAGCATTTAGGTGCAAAAGTAAGACCAGTACAATTTAATGGTTACAACCTACCTTATTGTAGGACTGTAATAGATTTTGATTACTCTATAGGCAATAATTAAATTATAGGAGGTAAAAAGCTATGAGTAAAGCAGTAGGACGTTCTGGTGGTGTTGATGTTTATATTGGAGAGAGTTCAACTCTTACAACTGCAGACAGACTACCTAACGTAAAAACAATTGGATTTCCAAGTCCAGAGGCATCCGAACTAGATACAACTGACTTCGATTCAACAGCTAAAGAAACTGAGAATGGTTTGATTACATATTCAGATTTAACCATTACTCAGCATATGACTGATGATAGCAGTGCTACAAATGAATTTGACATTCAGGAAGCACGTTCAATGTCAGGTGTAAAGGTCTATATTGAATACTTCTTAAATGGTAAGAATGGTATTCTTATGGGAAGAAAGACAGAGGGTGTTATTAAGTCTTGCGTTGTTAACAACGTTGAGATGGATGGTGTTTATGAGGTTGTTACAACCGTAAAGGTTAACAAGGCAACTGAAAAAGTAACAGATAAGCCATCAGCTTAATACAATTTAATATGGTAATGTGGGGGATAACCTATTTGTTGTCCCCCACATATTTTAAATGGAGGTGCAACAATGAGTAGATTTGATAATGCATTTTATGGAGCTTATACAATAGCTCAGTTGGAGAAAAAACTAGGAAAGCCTTTTATGCAAATCATAGATGTAGGTGAACTAGAAGTAAATAAGATGATAACATTAGTCCAGGCAGGTTTTGGTATACAAGGTGGTCAATTCAAAATTGATGAAGAGGCTGCTGGTGAAATACTAGATGGTGTAATAGAAAAAGAAGGACTAATTGGAGCATATATAGCAATACTTGATAAAATTGATAAGTCAATTCACTTATTTAAAGGAACTGGTATTAGTATATCAGACATTAAAAAACAGATATTTAAAGAATTAGAAGATAAAACAACTAGCACAGATATAAATAATGATACTGAAAAGGTTGTTGAGTTTAAACCAGTTTTAAAAGATACAGAGACACTTAAAGTAGGTGTTGATGGTTTAGTTTCTTTAGATGATGAAACTGAAACTGATTTTTAAAACAAAGGGATAGAATGTTAACAACATTCTATCCCTTTTTTATTAGGAGTACATAAAATGATTATAAATAAATGTTATTTAAAAGACATTAGAGATTATGAAGATAGAACAGGTAAAAATATATTAGATTTATTTAAAGAGGTTTCAGTACTTAATGTTATAGAAATAATACAAGCAATAAAACCTAGTATAACAGAAAATGAAAGCATAGCATTTATTGATAGTTATTTTAATAATGGCGGTAGCTTATATGATTTAATGCTAGAACTTAGAAATGTGATACTAGGATATGAAATAGACGATGATGGCACTAAAGATAAAAATGAAGGAAAGAATGTAGAAAATATAGAAGAATATAAAACAATGACAGACTTTTATATGAATCTATGTCAACAACTAATGGCTTTAGGAGTATCATATAGTG